CTTGGATGATCACCGGCTTATAGGTGAAGATGGTTTCAGATTGGCTATTGAGCAGACCAGCAAGATGAAGAAGAGCTTTTATGAGGAGCAATCCGGCGTAAATAATGCCGGAAAAGCTGTCTGGTCCCCATTCAAACTGGGTAATATAAAACTGACCTTCAGCCCTAAGGAATTGATGCTGCTGGATCAAGAGAAATTCGATTTGACCATGGCCGCTTTGCTATACAACGCCCCGCCAGTGTTATTTAGCACTGAGGCCAGCACCTACAATAATATGGAGAATGGTGAACGTGCGCTAGTGGTTAACTGTGCTATCCCCCTTAACCTCTCCAGGGAAGCAAGCCTAAATAGGAAGCTACAGCAAATACCGCGTTATAAGGGCAAGAACATCATTATTAGCCCTGATCTATCCTGCTACACTGAGTTGCAAGCGAATAGAAAAGAGCAGGTGGAATGGCTATCCAAATCGCTCCTGCCGGTATACCGCTGGTATGAGATACAGGGAGAGGACAGGCCCGAAGGCATGACGGATGAAATGTGGAATTCAATTATTGTCCCCACCGGCACACAATTATTTTCTGATCTTTTCGTGAACGCGAATGATTTGTCAAATGAAATGAGTAGATTGCAGGATCAGAATTTAAACGATTATTAAACCATTTCGTTTATGCACATATTTGGAGGACGCAGCGTTAGTAAAAGTTGTCATCAGGAATCAGAGATTGTGGATGGTGATTTACAGCCAGCTAATAAACAGCCCATTATCATAGGCATAGGGATCACAACTAAAAATAGACGTGACACCTTCATGTCTACTCTTGACAAGTGGTATACATACACCTCAATCGAACCGATCGGGATATCATTTGAGATATTCATAGTGGATGATGGGTCTGATGCGCCAGCCGATATATCCCGCTACACAAGGCTTAAATGGTATTGTCGATTTAATCAATCAGTAGGTATTGCCCGCGCAAAGAATAAATGCCTGGAGATGATGGATAAGGCAGGCTGCACCCATTTCTTTCTATCCGATGATGATTTTTACCCTACATCCCCTGATTGGTGGAGGCCTTATATAGCTAGCAACGAACCCCACTTAATGTATATCTTCAAGGACTTCAGTACGCGCGTAAAAATTAATGATACCGCTGTAATATACCAGGATGATGATATTAAGGCATTCTCTCATCCGCGCGGCGTGCTGTTATATGCTACCAGGGAAGTGTTACGTAAGGTAGGCGGCATGGACCCGGAATTCGGTAAGTGGGGCTGGGAACATCCTGAATGGAGTGATCGCATTTACAATGCGGGCCTAACAACATTTAAGTACATGGATGTGCCCAATAGCGCCCAGCTATTTCACTGTATGGATGAACATCAGGAGGTGAAATCTACTGTCTGGGGAAAAGACCGGATGGCAGCCATTCAGCGCAATTTGCCTATCTACCAATCAAAGAAAGGATCATCTGCGTTTGTAGAATACCGTGAACGTGGCGGAATGGACATAATACTGACAAGCTATTTTACTGGTATAGCTGATCCGCAGCGGGGTGAGCGGTGGGAAGCAGATATGACTGTATTTAAGGATTTGTCCAATAGCGCACTGGACAATTATATTGAATGGATATTGCTGCATGATTGTTTTGATAATAGACCATGCATGCCCCGAGTTCAGGCCACAATAAATCCATATTTCCAGCGTTGGATAAGTTATAGAAAGTATTTGATCGATAACCGACATAAATTACGCTTCGTATTCTGCACGGACGCAACGGACGTGGAGGTATTGAATAATCCATTTCCGCATATGCAGCCGGGTGTTCTTTATACCGGTGATGAACCTGGATTGATACATAACCAATGGCTATTCGCTCATCACAAGAACCCAACATTGCAGGCATTTTTTAAACAATATCATAAGTTACCGCTCCTTAATGCGGGCCTGCTGGGCGGTGATGTAGGTACTGTTATCCGCTTCTGTGGTGCAATGATCGATAAGTACATGGAATATACGGCCGACGAACAATTGAGGCGCTTGCCGGGGCCTGGATTAACGGATATGGGCATATTCAATCAGATAGCCTACACCGGCGGTTTCCAGGTGGAGCATGGTAGAAAGGTAAATACTATTTTCAAAACATATCAAAAAACAAGTGAATCATGGTTCAGGCACAAATGAGCATGCTAACAGGTATTGGCATATGGGAAAAATTCAATTCATTAAAAAGCGATAGACAGGTTGTCATAATGCATTATGCCATTGATGCAATGAAGCAGGACAATAAACGCACAAAGACCGAATGCGTAGCCTTGGCGATGGGATACAGAAGATTAAAAGAAAATCAGGAACTTTACTTTCTTATGCCTTATTAATGATACACTATCGCACAATATGGGACACGGGCAAGAACTTTGGCGGCATGATCAACCGGGAAATGGAAGCCATACCACATCCCGATGACTGGGTAGTTTGGCGCGACGGAGATACCATGTTTCTGCATGAGCAATGGGGATTGCAGATAGAATCAATAATAGGTGTGAATCTATCATATGCCATCATAGGCGGCATGCTAACACGGTGCAATGTAAAGGATCAGCTGCATGGTGGTGTAATGAGCGACAATTTTGATATAAAAGTGCATCATATTATTGCTCATGAATTATGGAATCTGCACACCACAACAGTTAAGCCCACTAGCAGGCCTATAGCCGCTGCCTGTATAATGTTCCAGAAGAAAACATGGCAGGCTAATAAATTCGAAGAGAATACCATGCATTTTGACGCTATCTTTACTCATAAGGTAATGGCCAATGGCGGCAGGGTTGGGGTGGCTCAGGGGCTTTATTTGGCCCATCTTTACCGGCCATGGGTGGCGGAACACCCGGAAAGACATTATGGACATCTAAAACAGCCAAAAAATCAAAATAAGAAACATGAATACCCAAGCACTTGATGAGATAATTGCCCGCATGATCCCCATTCTGCCCGGAGATTGCAAGCGGTCTAAGGCTAAGAAGGAATGGATGCGGCAGGAGGCCAGGGAACGGCTTATTGCTTGGGCGCTGTCCGCCGGAGCAATATATTATAGATTACGGATAGACCCACAACATCTAGCAATGATTGGTGATGACGGCAAGCCGGAAGCTGTAATTGATGAAGAGTACATAAAAAAGCTGACCCAATGGCCTACAAAGGAGCAAATAGAATTGCTTTATGGTAAGGGTACACCGGCGACGATAACTGTGCCAGATTTGCCGCCTAAAGAAGAAGATATTGATATGGACGGATTGGATTTGTGCCCAGCTATGCATTTGCCAAAAATCAATCCCCATCAACCTCAAACAGGCGGCACAATTTACGGACCATTACCGGCTGAAGGGGGAACGGATAATCCGGATAGAGAGGAGGAGATCATTCCGGCAGATAGATTTAAGAAGGGTATTTTACAAGGGCCGTTTATCATGAATAATCATGATCCGAATAGTAGGCTTGTTTTGCTAAGCATACATCAAATATCACAGCTATTTAAGAACAACCCAATAAGCGATGACCCAGGCACAACTACTTAGCAGATTCAGGCAATTAAGCCGCCTACAGGCCAAACAGGAGGCGGCATGGGGTCCAGTCATGGAAAAGGCGTTGAGTGATCAAATTAAGCCTGTTTTAGCCTATTTACGTGATCATTCAATACCTGAGACAATTTCCCTAACTGGCAGCCTGATCCGGCCAGATGTTTTGCGCCCACCGCTGCAAGCGCTATATCGCCGTGCCGGGGTGGAGGCGGCTAATAGTGAATATGGCTTCCTCTTACAACAATTCCCGGAAATACTGCAACGTAAGTCATTTGGGCTAAATGAATTCTTCCGTGGGCTTATGCAGGCTTTCTTTGATTCATTTGCTACCAGGAAGATTACACAAATGACATTTACCAGTCAGCAATGGATAAACTTTAGATTGCAGTGGGCGCTGGATAATGGATATGATACTATAAATGCAGCGAAGTTAATTGTAAGCACAGGCAGCAATGTGAACAAATACAGATCAAGACTGATAGCGAGAACGGAACTACTTGGAGTGTCCAGCTATGGCAACAAGATCGGTGCACAGAAAACAGGCCTGGCAATGGAAAAAGTGTGGATTTCAGCGCAACATTGGAATACGCGTAGATTGCCTGAGGACCAATTTGATCACTATCATGCACATATGTCGAAGGTGGGTATGGATGAAAAGTTCTTGATATTGAGCAGATATGGCGGTGAATATTTGGATTTCCCAGGCGATCCTGCCGGAAGCGCCGGTAATATATGCAATTGTCTGTGCAAGGCCATACATCAGCCTATACGAGACGCTTCCGGCAGACTGGTTACCGTTTAGGCCATCTCTCGGACCTTCTTAGAACCATATTTATTACATCCATTTCAAAATTTGCTCCCTCTATACCATTCAAATACGCCTGCCTTATAAGCATCGCAATCTCCATGTTTGTCATACAACGGGCATCATATCTCTTACCGTTCACATAAAGGAGGAATGTACCGTCTATTAATTCGTGTACTTCTATTTTCATGGTATAAATATTTAAACCAGTTCTAGGTAATTATCAAACATCGTCCTGACCGCATCAATTCCGATATCTGAAATGCCCTGCATTAAATGGACCAGCTCATGTACTATTCCCGCATCTCCAATGGTCATATCAGCGCCAAGCTCCTTAAACCAGCTTATTGCTAACGCAAGATGGATAGCGCCAAGTATATTCTCATGAAACTGAGAATCCGTCATGGATGCGAATCTAAAATATTCACTTTTCAGATCCTGATAGCTTATGGTGTAAGCACTACCGTTGGGCGCTTTGTATTCTATTGCCATTTTATTTATCTTTTATAAGGCTTCTGTAAAGTAAAATTTCTCCGTCACGCAATTTTATTTCCTGCTGAAGCGAATCGATATTAGCTTCGCTTTTATTTAATTTGGAATGCATCGCCACGTCATGCACAGCAATAAATACAAGGCATATAACGCCGCATACTGCCAGGAATATTGCGCCAGCTGAGATTATTGATAGATGTTTATTGTTCATTTTAATGATATTTAGTTTACGGTTTGGGTAATTTATCAGTATCAATGTATTCTCCTATATTATCCAGGATATCCCACCAGTAAGCCTGACCTTCCAAAGATCCTGAAAATTCAAATGCACCTAACACTGATCGCCAGATAAAATAAATGGTTTTATGATCCAGCGGCGCATTAATATCAGTCATCCATTCTTTGGGTATAGGAACAGAGGGACACATTTGCTCATAATTGCCAAATCTCTTTGCATTTTCAATGGCCTGGGCCCTTACAGGCTCCTTTAGAAAATCCAGATAGTAAGATATTTTTTCCATTTTAATTTGATTGTGGATTACGAAGTGACTTATATATAGTTGACCAAAACTCCTCCCCCTGTGGCGTATCAATCCACGCGAAAGCGTTGAATAGCGCTGCTTGAGGCGTATATTCTAATTCGGTTGGTTGAGATGCGCCCAAATAATCATTGGCATTCTTTATAGCCAATTCGGCTATGTATAATGGCAGATGATCAAGCGCCTTTATTAGGTTGTTCATAAACATTATGTGTTATGGTGAGATCAGCAGGAGTAGCGAATGATTTTCCCAGTATGTCTATTGCCTTTCTTATTTCTTCTGACTCTTTAAACAGTCCATGGGCATGTCCATGCCTTATAACAGTAGCTATGCCCTCAACAAAGGCATTGATCATGACCTTGCATCCCTCTATATTAGGTGACCCAGGGATATTTTTCATATAATATCCAGATTCGTCCAATCGGTTATCTAAGTCTAGTTTAATGGTGCAAGAATCAAGAAATACATCGCCAGATTCGTTCCCAGTCACATGAAGTACTGATGTGGCGGACATGAAGAGTTTATCATTACTCATTTTGGATGTTTTGTGCCCAATGGCCTGCCTGAGTTGGACTCCGGCCCTACGGGGAGTGCCATTAAGCATGTGAATTGATTCGTTAACGATACAAAGTTAAAATAATTTTTTATTTCACCAAATAAATATTTATATTTGTGGAAATAATAAACATGCAATACGATCCGAAATTAAAAATGGCGATAGCTGAGATAAAGGAAATCCTAAAGAAATATGATGTAGGCGCTCTTGTGTGCTTGCACGGAGAAAAGCAGATATCTGAATTCCTAAACCACATAAGCCCCAAATACTCTGCTGCCTATTGGGATGAAAAGGGTAGATTCAGGGTAAGGTCAAAGTTATCTGATTATAATGGCGACAGGAGCGCGCAGGAGAAGCATTTAGGCGACACGGTAAATATGCTAGTTCATTTCCGCAACTTCGCAGGGCGCACTAAATTCATGATGGAAACGGTAATAGCTGAGCTTAAAAAGGATATAGACATCGAAGAGGGCCCCAGTAACTTCATGTCAGATAAAGAGATTAATAATTAATAATAACTGTATATGGACAACAAAGAGAAACGGAAGCCGGGCCGACAAAGGGAGGGCAATGAAAAGATAGCTGTGAATGTGAATATTGATGTGGATTTAGCCCATGCCACAGTCAAGATAAACAGATCATTTCTGATAAACAAGCTGCTCAGGGCATGGTTTAATCGTCAAAAAGAAAAAGAGAATGGCAAAGGGTAAACGCAGGAAATATCCAATAAAGGCTGCTGATTTACTGGCCGCCGGATATATTTACAAGCTGGATCACCTGAACGAACAGGAGCTGGATGAATGGCAGTATGGTGTGAAGAAAATAATAAACGGCAAGGAAGTAAGAGTGGATTCTCAGGACTATGACTACTTCTATAAGAGCCTGCCCGTTCCTGACGAATCGGAGAATTGCATTGTTAAGATACATCATGTGAATAAGGACTTTTATTTCGAAGGCGTAAAGCTCAGGAATAAATCACAATTCGCTGATGTGGAGAAAATAGCCCTGGAAAGGTTTAAATATCGCAAATTGGATATACAGGTGAAAGACACTAAGCCTATAGATGTACAAATGCATCTGGCGTCAACAAATCCAGACGGCACACACAATTTCAGATGCACCGAACCCGTGCCCACTGCAAAGATGCCACATATCATTACCCTTAAAGGAGGGCCGCTTGATGGGTATCAATTCGCATGGAATGTCACATTGCCTTTCTTTATGACGCAATACCAGGAGACTGATTTTGATAGTACCGGTAAGCCAATAGGATATAGTACTACTGCGGCGCGATATAAGCGAGATAAAGAAAACAAAACATTGTATCACCACGACCCAACATTTATATTATGAACAAGGTGAGATTTATACCCGAAAAGGGATTTGTCATATTTGATAGAAACGATAAAGAAATCGACATTTCAGCACATCGTGTATTGGTGGATGATAGATGGGACGAAAACATAAATGAACACCTATCTGGAAATCCTAAATTAGAGAATTATTCATCAGAGGATGAATGGATACAGGCGCTAAATGCACATCACGAAGAAAACTATAAAAATAAGGTGTTTTCTGTTGTTGATGTTACAATAAAGATGCGTTGCCTATTCTTAACCGATAAACCAGAATAACATGGGATACGTACCAATTTTACCGCCTTATGACAGGCCGCGCCTATCATGGCGCAAACGGATTGAATATTTCTTTTTCCCTGGCCGCAGAAAGGCTGAACAGGCGTCAGAACAGTTTATGGGCCAATTTGGAAGCACTTTAAGCCGTATGCCATCAGGTAGCGGTCCAATTGTTTCTTGGGATCATGAGGAACGCAGGGATGAAAGATTGGACGGTTACGCGGAGCTGTCAAACCCAATATGGGACGCTCTTAATCAGCCTGATTTCGGGTCGCCATCAGATAATTCGTATCCTGATGCCAGCGGGGGCGGATTTGATGGATTTGGCGGTGGTGATGGCGGTGGAGGCGGAGCTACAGGATCATGGGAATAAAAACAAAATATATGACAAAAGAACTAGATTCATTCAGGGTGCTTGCCAAGGAAACTATAGGTGATTTTGTTGGCAGAGAAAAAGCGGTTTCTGATGGATTATTGAAACTGTCAGAGCAATTGAGGATGGAGGCAGAAGCCCTAAATCACCTATACGACGAAATGTATAAGTTTGGCGAATACGTCAAAAAACGTATTGACACGTTAAACAAGCAATTGGATGCAATAGCACTGGTTAGCTAAATGAATAGCCCCCTGGTAGAAATCAGGGGGCTTTGTTTTAGAGTACTAAGGTAAATCACTATCCAGCGGCAATTTACTAAATTATTTGGCTGTTAGAAATATTTTATATATTTGTATTAGGTAAGCACTATCCGCAAACAGGCGGATATGGAGTTATATAATAAAAAACTTAATACATCAATTGATTTCAGCGTTAAGGACGTGGACACAACGGGTCGCGTCCTTTCTCTGTATTGGGCCGCCTTTGATAATAAGGACCGCGACGGCGATGTGATTGTAAAGGGTGCGTTTAAAAAAAGCGTGGCTGAGCAAGGGCCAAAAGGCCTAGGGGAACAATGGTTTATTAAATTCCATAACCCGGATCTCCCAATAGCGACTCCATTTGAGCTGGAGGAAGACAACTACGGTTTGTTAGCCCGTATAAAAATGTCCGCAGATACCGCAATCCAAGATGACACCCTAAAGTTTTACAGGGATGGTCATTTCAAGCATCAGTCTATAGGTTACCAGAAGGTTAAATCACAGAAAATGTCTGATTACAATGAGCTAAGGGAGCTTAAATTGTATGAAGGCAGTGTAGTGTTATGGGCCGCAAACCCAAATGCAAAGTTTGTGGACATAAAGGGCTTCAAGTCGCCCAAAGACATTAGCAAAGAATTAGAGCTAACGATAAAGGGCCTACGAAATGGCGATTACTCCGATCAGGGATTCGCTACTCTTGAAATAAAATTACGTCAGCTATTGCAAGCTGCCGCCGATCTGTCTGGCACTCCTGCCGCCGAAGAGGCACCGGAGCCGCAATATGAAGAAAAGGGGGCTGATTATAGCGAGTTGATCACGGAACTAAAATCAATTTCCAACACTTACAATTATTAATTATGCTGAGAAAATATTTGCGCTTTCAGTACGATGCCACGGCGGGCAATGATGGTGGTGGCGGGATCGCCGAAGTAATGAAAGAAGTAAAGGCGCTGAAAACGGAAGCCGAAAAGGCTAATGAAGCGCTCAGAAAGGCAACTGCCGATAATGAGCTGCTTAAGAAGGCTAATGAGGAATGGAACAAGAAGCTGGAAGATGCCAAGGCTGAAGCCAAAGCGGAAGTGAAGACGGTTAACGAGTATGTTGCCAAACTGGAGGACGACCTGAAGGCTAAGAAGATCAGCCCAGCCCAGGCGATGAAATTTGTCGACCTGTTAGGTAAAGCCATTGAAGATAACTGGCAGGAGATCCAGAAATACAAGAGTGCACAGAAGGGCCGCAGACTGACAATCCCTATTGTTCCGGAGGACGCGAAAGCAGCAGCTGACATGGGTATCACCGGCAACGTCCAGGATGCAGGCGCTTATTTCACTACCGTACAGGTAGGTATTCGCGCATTGCCTAACCGGAAAATCCACATGAGGGACATTATTCCCCTGGGCACCATGTCCACAAGCTCCCTGACCTATATGAGGGAAACCGGGGGTGAAGGCGATTTGGATACCGTACTGGAGAATGGTGACAAGCCGCAGCTTGACCGGGATTTCATAGAGGTTACCGTTCCGGCTGAATATATCGCTGGCTGGCTCCGCGTTTCTCGCAAGATGCTGGATGACATGGCCGCGTTCCGGTCATATCTCCAGATGCGCCTGATGGAAATGTACCTGAAGGTTGAGGATAGCCAGGTACTGAATGGTAATGGTACATCTCCAAACCTGGAAGGTCTGCTAACCGTGGCTACCGCTGCAAATACCACAACCGGTCCAAACATCGAGCGCCTCATCCTGGCCATCAGCCAGCTGGAAAGCTCCGACTACACGGCTACGGGTATTGTAATTCATGTTGCCGCTTACTACAATATAGCCCTGAATAAGGCGTCCGGTAGCGGTGAATATGATCAGCCAGGCATTGTGGTAATCCAGAACGGCCAGTTATTCGTGGCCGGTGTTCCGGTATACAAAACTACCGCTATGCCGGTATCCACCTATCTTGTAGGTGATTTCACATTGGGCTGTCAGCTGTTTATCCGCGAACAACCATCTGTTGAGTTCTTCGACCAGGATGCGAACAACGTGACCACAAACAAGATTACCGTGCGTATTGAAGGCCGGGTAGCACTAGCCATTTATCGTGCAGAGGCCTTTGTGAAAGGTACGTTTGAGGGGGTAACAACCTGATTGATCCATATCCAATGAATAGGGGCGGCTAACCGTGGTCGCCCCTTATCAAAACACATTACATGATTAGGAGTATAGATAATTGCCCATTACCCACCAATACAGCTTACAATATCTCATTGTTGAATATAGAGCCAATAACTGAGCCGATTAGCCTGGAAACGGCTAAAAAGTGGCTTAGAATGGAAACCATAGATGATGATAATGACTTGATAACAGAGCTTATTACGGAAGCCCGTATGTGGATCGAGCGTTATTGCGCTTTATCTATAATCCCTAAAACAATTTCATGCACAATAAATCTACATGCTAATGGTAGNGTAGAATTGCCATATGGCCCNATTGATCTTGCCTCAATAGTGGTTAAAGACGTAAATGATAATGTTTTGACCACGGGATTCACGCTGATAGGGGTCGATGGCTCATTTATAGACATAAAGGGGCATGGCATATTCTCTGTATCATACGACTCAATATCAGCCCCCGTGGTGATGTTAAGCGGCGCGATCAAGTCCTATATTGCATACGCTTATGAGCATAGAGGCGACGCCCTACAGGATGAAGGTAATCCGGAGTTCGCCAAGGAGGCAAAACGTAAAGCGTATCCATTCATGAGACAAGTATTTATCTGATGATAGGGGCAATGAGAGATAGGATTTTGATAAAGGGGCCGGTTGATATACCGGCAGCTGGGGCCGGTGCGGATACTATATGGATTCTGGTTCTTGAGGACTGGTGCCAAGCGGTACCAATATCAAGCGATAAGCGCCTCATAAACAGTCAACAACAGTTGCAGGATGGATACACCTTTACAGTGAGGTACAGAAGCGCCCCACAGCCAAATAAAAGCATGCTCATTGAGTATAATGGAGCTGATTATTCAATAGAAGGTATAGAGCAGATAATGAATAATAGGCAGCGGTTTTGGCGCATTACAGCCACTACAAACGGAGATTCGGTTCAAGCAATAACAACAACGTAACATGTCTATAGGATTGAAAATAGAGGGATTGGATAAACTTCTCAGACGTGTTGAGAAGATGGACATTGCTGTGCGCCAGGAGGTGAACAATGAAATGATGGCCGGTGCGCATGAGATGAATAATGAAGCGGTTTTGAATATTCGCAAGAATGGAAGCATAGGATTCAGCGGTGGCCTTATAAGAGACCAGCAGGTGGCTAAAATAGGTCCCCGTTCTTATGAGGTAAGGAATAGCGCCCCCTATGCCCCGTTCGTTGAATTTGGTACCGGATTGCGGGCGTCTCCACCGGCTGAATGGGCCGCATATGCGATGACATTTAAAGGCACTCGTATTCCGGGGCCCGGGGGAGATTTCTTTGAAAGAATAGTGCTTTGGGTGAGGGCCAAAGGATTATCCGGCACGTATTCAATAAAGACAAGGCGCAGGACTGGTACCAATAAGGTTAGACAGGCAGAGCAGGATTTTGAGGTGGCCTTTCTTATTTATCTGAGCATCCTAAAGAACGGTGCATACGCGCATCCCTTCCAATATCCTGCATTTAAGAAGGTGGGGCCTAAAATACTGGAGANTGTAAAAAGGGTAATACGCAGATCAGTTAAGTCATGAGAAATCCGGCACAGGACATACAGAATGCTGTAGCAATAGCCCTTTCTGGGATAACATATGAAGGGCAACCGGTGGAGATATACGACCAATTGGCCGCAGATGATGCCGGGTTTTATAGGATCATATTGCTGGATGTAACCGGCGGCGGCGAAAGGTTTAGTAAATGTGGTTTTGGTGGCGATTGGTCACAGATAATAAAGGTATCAAAGGCGTGGCCCAATGGGGCAAGAGTGAAAAAAGAAGGTCTTAATTTCATAGCAGATGAGATCCTACAGCGGCTTGTATCTGACTCTGGTGGTATTGATATCGGGCCATCATTTAATGTATGGAAGGTTACTGGTACCATAAGCGGAGATCAATCATACGGGGACGGAGTAAAAAACTATATTGATAAAAACATTAGAATAGATTATTCATTAACACAACTATAATCATGGCAAATACACATTTTGACGGCAAAGAAGTTGATTTAGAGCTTGATGTTTCACTCACCGCAACGCCTGACTGGAAATTGGTAGCGTGCCTCACAGAAAGTGACTTGGATACATCCAGGGAGACAATTGACGCTAATACTAAATGCGGTAATGCAACACTTGCCGGTACAGCTACTATCACTGCTAATTTTACCGGATTCGCCATAAAAGACGCCGATGTTACGCAGGTTAGTATGCAGGATCTGGCAGTTATAAACTTCCAGGGAAACGGAGATGTGAGGCATTGGAGATACATAAACAATGAGGACGCCGGATCATCATATTACCGGGAATTTAACGCATCCCTAACGTCCTACAATGAATCAACAAACAACGCCGAAGCTGCAACGTTTTCCGGCACTCTTAGCGTTGTAGGGGATGTCATCATAGAAGCGCCAACAACTTAAACAGTATATATGAGAATTACCATTTCAGGATTCAATTTGCAATTTGACTGGGGAACACTAGAAATTATAGGGGAGGCCACCGGCAAAGACGCCGTGTCTCCTGTGGAGGGTTTAAATACCGGAGAGCAGGCACTATACATTTTTTACGGCGCTGCTGCCAGAGCAATGGAGAATGATAACGCGGGTGATTATTCCGGCGTAACCATTGATAAATGTAAAATAACAATGCGATCATTCTCCATTCCAGAAGTGGGAGCCGTATTAAAAGCCTTTGCAAAGGCAATGTCAGTTGACGCAGATTCGGAGCCGGAAGAGGAAAAAAAAAGCAAAAAATAACCTATAAGGAGGTTAAGCAGTTCGCATTTGGCGAAATGGGAATAAAGCCCTGGGAGTTTCGGAGGATGTCACCAGATGACTACCATCAAGCATGCCAGGGCTTTATTCGTAAACGGGATACGGATAGGCAATTGGATCAAATACCATTCAGGCGGCTATATCAATTGATTTATAACTGCCACAGCAAGAAACAAGTGCTTGGCAATGAGATAGTGAAAATGTGGTCAATACCAATTGTAGATGGAATGGCATTGTCCATGGACAGCGATCACATGAAGGCCAGGTGGGAGAGATCTAAAAAAGCAAGCGCAGCCAGAAAAGCAAAAGAAAATGAGCGAAGAACTAAAGGTCATAATATCAACTGATGTAGACAAGAGCCTGAAGGCTCTGCTCAATCTATCAAATGCGTTTGAAGAGCTGACCGCTGTTACGAAGATTCTGACTAGCCAGTTTGGAGATCTATCTAGCGCCCTTCCTAAATTTGAAGCAGCTACAAGGCGTACGACAAAGGGTACAGACGGAATGGCTAAGAGCGCATCTAGCGCTAGCAGCTCGCTCACAGCCTTTTCACGTATCGTTCAGGATGCGCCATTCGGATTTATAGCAGTTGGCAACAACATCACCCAGTTCATAGAACAATTTGCCAATTTAAAGCAACAATCGGGTTCCACCGGCGCCGCACTTAAGGCTCTTGTAGGCCAAATAGCAGGGGCTGGTGGCATGACGCTTGCGTTTAGCGTACTTACATCCGTGCTTACGTCTTTGGTGCAAAAATATGGCTCCCTGGCAAATGCTATGAGCGTATTGAATCCATTTCTATCCTCACAGCAAAGACTGCTTAATGAACTTAATTTAGGATTTCTGAAGAATGCAGAGGGCATATCCAAAGAAATAGCCCAGGTGGATTTAATGGTCAAATCTGTGAAAGATCTGAACATTCCGCTTGGAGAAAGGAAGAACATCACAAAGGAGCTGATAAAGCAATACCCTCAAACATTCGGCGGCCTTACCACAGAAGCAATAGCAGTAGGAAAAGCTGATGCTGCATATAAGGAACTTACAAAGACTCTGCTTGCCCAGGGCGCTATAAAGGCCGGTAATGATCTCATAGGGGAAAGGGCGGCGCAACTTTTAAAGCTCCGTATTGAAGGCGCTAAATTACAGAAAGAACTTTCTGACGTAATAAATCCAGCTAATGACAGTTTTTTTGGCAGCCTGGCAGATAAGGGTAAGGAAGTAGCCGGAATTCAAAATCAAATAAACAAAAATAAGGCCGCTCAAAATAAACTGGAAAAGGAAACGGCCACCATACAATTAGAACAGCTTAAATTAGTTGAAGAGCTTGGGTCTAAGGTATTAGGTATTAAGCCGCCAGAGAGCGCGGTTAAAATATTCGCAGATCTGAATGACGCGCTTGCCAAAATTGACGAACGAGTAAAACTTACAGGCGAAGACGCCAAGTCTGTAGCACAAAGCAAACTATCATTATTATCTGCCGCATTCGACAAGATAGCAGCAGCCGGAGGCCCAGACTCAAAAGGATTCCTTAAAACAATAGGAGATCAGATAAGGGCATTAAACGCTATTGTGGATGCTAAGGCAGTTAAAACCGCTTCAGAAATAATAGCTCAACTTAACAAGGAATTGGTTGGGTTGGATTCTGCATTTGCCGCCGCCGGTGGATCATTGCAGGGATTATCTGAAGACAAGATAAATAAGATCAGCAATGCGCTTAAGAATCTTGCAGAGATAGGAGTATTGCCAGGAAGCACTATATTTGATTCTCTTAAATCTCAAATACAGGCATTACAATCAACATTCACTAAGACACCGTTAACGTTTAAGATCCCTATAAAAATAGAACCTTTAGAGCCTGCATCAAATACGGCTACCGTGGCAAAGGTGCTAAAGGGGGTTAAGGATGAATTCAGAAAGGATCTAACACCATTTACTGATTCCATAAATGAAATAATAAGACAAGGCACTATAAATGGCATAGAAAGCCTATCAGAAAGTATAGGCAAGGCGTTAGTGTCTGGTGATTTCAGCTCTGTTGTTGGCAGTTTCGTGGGTGCGATATCTGGGTTTTTATCCCAGCTGGGTAAGCTGCTAATTGTACAAGGCGTCGCCATACAGGCCTTCCAAACATCATTGGAAACCCTTCAGGGCATACCCGCAATAGTGGCCGGTGGGGCACTAGTGGCTGCTGCCGCCGCATTCAAAGCGCTTGCTGGTAATGGCGCCAGCTTCGCTACTGGTGGTACCGCATTTGGGCCTACTGCTGCAATGATTGGGGATAACACGGCCAGGAAGGAGCATATATTGAGCGATTTGCAGCTGGAAAAGATAGCGCGGGATATTGACGGTAGCGGCCCAGGGAATATAATAGCTGAAACTAAAATAAGCGGCAATCAAATGGTTATTCTGTTGCGCCGGGCTGGTTATAACATAGCAAGAATAAATTAAATGGCATATTTCAACAAATACTATATTGAATTCACAGACTCCCATCCGTCTTCACCTGTAAACTACAGAATAGACATAATGGACAGTGTTGGTGTTGCGCCAACTGAGCCATTTAGAATAAATGGGGCAACACCGACATTAAAGACTGTACGAATAAACGATACCGACGACAAGATTTCAGGCATAATAGGAAGGGAGATAACTATAAGCTACATATACACAGGAAGCGCAAACGATCCCATCCCAGATGACTTCTTTGACGCTGAAGAAAGAAGGTTCAGGGTTGAGGTAAGGATGAATGGTATTTTGGATGGTGTTTATTTTGTAAGGCCAGATTTCAGCTCATTCCCATATGATAGCGCCTCTTATGTTGTGCAAATAAAGGCCGTAGATGGATTGTCTTTCGCCAAAGGCGTTCTATTCAACATGGAGCAGGATAATTTACTGTTTTACGATAGGGCGACCCTATATCAATCAGTGATGACAAGGGCCCTAAGCAATGTGCTTGATGCTGACACAAAACTGAACGTGCTCAATTCATTGTATCCCGTAAACCTGACAGCAGGATTAAAACTGTTCTTTGAGTGCTATATACACACAGACAACTTCTTTGATTTCACAGAGGGTCCAAAATCAGTATATGATGCGTTAATGATAATATGCACTACATTTAGATTCACGTTGTTCATTGAACAAAACACAGTGTGGCTAGTGCGATTGCAGGACTTGACATATGACGTATTCAGTGTAGATCAATACACAAATGAATCAACCGCTGATACCCTGGAAATCGACATGGTGGCATCAGTTGGCCCTGGTTATTCATATGATGCAATACCAATAAACGTAGATGGTGAGAGGTCGTCCAGGGCCGCAATAAAAAGGGTACAATATTTTGCAAATTACAGATCTGTAAACCGGCTGGTTAATTTTGATTGGAGAGACCTAAATGCGCCTGGATTTGACGGGTTTTTGTTTTGGGGCGGCCCGCCTGGCACAGAAAGGCGCGGTACTGGAACCGTGGCAGATCCATATAGGGCATTTATGCCGTATGATAATATAAATCCTGGGTCCGGTAGTATGTCGCAGGATGTGCCATTTACGCAAACGATACCGCCAACACTGATAGGCCCTGCATTTGTGGGTGATGTGCTTGAAATAGCAATACCCTGGAAGGTAATAAACGTGGAGGGCTTCAGTATACAGGTAAGAATACAAAGTAACAACCCTGGATCTACATTTTATCTATCAGATGGTGGCGGATGGGTGCCGGGAGTGACGACCGATATTCCTATAACTAGAAGCAAGAAGAAGCAGAGGGGGAGCTTTACGGTTACTACGGATGCCATTCCGAAGAACGATTTTGATACCACCAATTATAGTATATTTATAAGGATTTCCAGCCCTACCGGTTTAACTGATATAGATGGTTTAGATAATCCTGGAGTAGAGATATTCCCAGTTAAATTGGGCATAAACAATAGCAGTTCAGTTTCGCTAGTCACAAAGGCGACAAATAACGCTGATTTTTCAAGGGTTGAAGATGAAAAGGAATTCTTTTTATTTGATAATGGGGACCTATTCAGTTCAAATGTGCTAACCATAACTATTGATGGAGAACATTTTCCGGTTGATGATTGGGATAGCGAAAAGGGAGGTGTTTTGCCTGCGGATATAGAATATCACATGACGCGAACGTATGTTGATCAATACGCCAAATCAATCAGAACATGGGAGGGAACATTGTTTAGCAATACGCTCAGATTTTATCACTTAATAGAATTCTCTCATATACCAAATATAAGGTTCATGCAAATATCTGATGAATTTGACAATGAGGCGTGCGAGCATAGTATAGTTTTGCAGTCTGTATTGCCAGAGGGCAGCGCTTCACTGGTATACGAAGAATATGACGTAAACGAAGAAAGGGATTGATTATGGAAGCGATAAAAGGTGTTGATTTTAATATATACATTGAAAAAGACGGCGTTCCTACAAAGGTATGCAGTAGCACAGACTTTGTATTGAGAAGGTCGCGACAGCTTATTGAAATATCTGGCCCTCAGGGATTGGACCAGGACTTTATTGTTACCAGGAAGGGATATAACATAAATATATCCGGCCTAGTGACTTACGTTGATGGGTATACTTATTTGGACATAGAAAATGCATACGAGAACGGAGTTAGACTTGTGTGGACTGGGAGGGATAAATTAAACGGGGGTGTGGTTCATAAAGGCGTCATGCTATTCACTGGCCTTGATTGGTCTTCCCCTGTTAGAGGTGCGTTCTCATTTGAGGCAGCGGCAGTTGGGTGCGGGCCTAAACAGACGTTATTAACGCCAATAATAACTACTGTTTATCTTGCAGATCAATTTGGAACAAGGCTTGCTGGTTGTCCCAATCCATACCCTGTCACCCTTCTGTGGTATGATAATACTGTAATTGGTATTGCAAATAACGCAGATGATGTTATAACACAATTTAATAGTTATGCGGGCAATTCATATTTCCAATTAACAAGCTACACAGGCGGTTGTGATTTTTCAATGTCCGTTGAATGGGATGCGCCATTCATACCAGCTTTTATAATAGCCATTCCGACACCAGGTCTTGCTATGCGGACCGGCATAGATGATGAGGCGATCAGCAATGATCAAGATAATGACGAAGTTATTTCACCAAATTATACAGTTTAATTATGCCCAAGCCGAATGTAGATATAGTAACTTTAGTGGCCACGCAAGAGCTTCCGGACGCGGTTGGCCTTTCCGCTTCATGGTATGTGGGAGTGGCAAATAATGCCGTTGGGGATAAGATAACAAATAAGGCTACTGTTGAAGATATAGGCACCATAATTTCAGAGCAAATAGGCTCTGGCGTGGTTGTGCCAGATAGAATTTATGTAATACAGCCGGATCTTTCCGTATGGGTAAATAATGTACCTGATCCATCTATTACCATAACAAATGACGGAACTGGATTCCCTCGTATATTGAACGATGCGTATCTTGATGGAAAAGATTGGTCTCTATTCCAGCGAGGCATTGAGTATATGGAAAAGGGCCTGGCATGGCAAAATGATGTAGCAGGAGGCGGATTCTCACTGAAGCAATTAGGCGATGAGTTTGCGGGAGGCCAGCGGTTCTTTCTGATATTTAAACCGCAAATAAGTAACGTGATCGTTACTCCGGATGCAATAGCCAGGTTTTCGGTAGGGGAGGCCATAATTACCACTTCTTCTATTGCAAGTGCCGTAAATGACCGGAAAATCATCATTCTGCAAGGCGCGACTACTGCCGCTGTCAGTTATGAGCTGCGGTCTGAATATCCGGAAAACGTATTGTGTATAATAGAGACCGGAGGTGGCACCAATAAGCAATCTATTATAACCGCTCCTGCCGGTCAGACCCTGTGGCGCGGCGGCACAATTGACCGGCATATAATGGGGCAGATTGATTATGTGGCCCTGATCAGGATAGGCACAGTTTGGCGTATAGTATTTGCTGGAGAAAGATGGAAGAACGTTGGTAAAATAACATTCGGCGGCATGCCAGGGCCTGATACGATAGTGGCCAATGGGCAAACACTACCAATATCCGATTACCCGGGGCTCGATGATTATTGCACCGCTATAGAGGCGTATTTACCTGGTTCGGTTGTGACAATTCTGTCATGGAATAGCAACAAGGGTAAATGGGGGCGTGACGGCACTAATATAAAATGTCCGGATCTTCGCGGATGGTTTCTGCGTGGCCTGGATCTGGGAGCTGGAAAAGATACTGACCGTGTAGGGCTTACTCAGGGCAGCACTCCAGGATCATCCCAGGCAAACCAAAACAAGTTACATGATCACGCCAATGGCGGATATCGTGAGTTGCTTGAAAATGCATCCATAACCGGAAATGGCACTGTAACCGCATTCGATCCGCCTACCGCCGCTAACCAGCCAGACTTACGATCTTCTGCTCCGCTAGTGGCAGATGGGGGCGTAGAGGCGCGGCCTGAAAACATAGCATTTCCTATTTTAATTTCAATATGATGAAGAAACTACTTTTTTTAGTGATGATCACCATTTCATTCAAGGCTTACTCACAGGGCACATGGAATAAGCAGGCCGTGAATACGCGCCCCAATGGCATGATGCCAGATAGTGTGCTTATTGTGCCCCGGGATACCGGCTCTTTAAACAAGGCGCTCGACCCGACTACAGGCGGCCAGGTTGGCGATTCTGGACGTATCGCCTATAAATTTGGTAAATTCTGGGGTAAGCGCTGGGTTGCTTCAGCTTATGAATGGTTTGAATTGGGTGCAGGGGCTAGCGGAATGGTGCCTGATACACGACAGATATTAACTGATTCGCCTATTAGCGGTGGCGGTCCACTCAGTTCTGATGTAACCATATCAATAGCCAATGCCCAGGCGGATGGGGAGAACAAGGGGGCGGCCACCTTCAGAAGTGACCATTTTGATGATGACGGATTAGGAGCAATAAGCATTCAAACAGACGCGGGAAATCCCGCATGGATCACGGCACTTTCATGGTCAAAGATTGCGGGAATTACAAATGCAGCTGCGGATGGAGCCACAAAAGGTATTGCTTCTTTTGCGGCGTCTGATTTCAATTCATCTTCTGGAAATATAAGTATCGATTATCCAAACGGCCCAGACACGCGATATCCTCAATTATCCGGGAGCTATGCCAATCCCAGCTGGATAACCTCATTAGCGTTATCTAAGATCACGGGTTTATCTGATAGTTTGTCCCATCGGTGGTCTATTTATGGGAATACGGTTAATTCTGGTGATTTCATTGGCTCTATCAATAGCGCAAGCGTTGTGGTGAAGGCCAACAATGATACCGCCATTCTTGTCAATGCAAGCAAACAGGTATTTATTGATAGCACCTTAACAATGGGTGATTATACATATGACCGGAAGGCTATTCCCGGAGATCCCCCTCACGTATTCGAAGTAACAAGCAGCGGAGGTAGTAATTACCTGGCACAGTTTACCAACTTCAGTAATACGACGGGATTAGCAAATATTCACGTTCGTAAGGCACGCGGTACTAAAGAAGCTCCCAGCGGAGTGTTGTACGGTGATGCCCTGGCCTCATTTGGATTTAGGGGCTACGGCACNAACAATTTCGGGCCATCTAGTGGCGCATTTATTTGGTTCGCTCGCAATAATTTCACCGATTCATTACATGGCACGGAGTGTCAGATACAGACAACAGCCGTAGGCGGCAACGCGTGGTATGGCCGCACATACGCTTTTATTTTCGGAGCTGACGGGAGCCTTACAATTCCCAGGGCGGTTACTGCGGCTGGAGATAATAACGTAGCCACCTTAACTGCATTAACTGATTATGCTAATAGTTATTTACAGTTTAATAATTTGGGAGGCGCTAGACGCGGGTATGTAGGCATGTTTGGAAATACCAATCAACTAACCATTTCAGCAGATGCAGGCGGCACCGGCACGCCCACTGTACGCATTACTAACAGGGCGCTTATTAATACTGCTACTGATCGTGGGGCCGCGTTAAATATTTCCGGAACTGTTGCTAACAGCATAACTACTATAACAGGAAATACTACACTGACAAACGCGTATTCAACTGTACTAGCAAACAATAGCGGATCTATTACCATAACCCTACCCCCAGCGGCTAGTAGTACAAATTGGACTTATACTATAAAGAAAGTGAGCGCTGCAAGCAATGATGTAGTGATAGATCCTAATGGCAGTGAGTTACTGGACGGGTCGAGCACATCTAAAACATTAACACTCCAATGGAGCAGTATAACAATACATTGTAATGGAACGTCATGGTTTATTCTTTCATCACATGCAGCGGCAACAACACTTTAAAATATGAGAAGCATATTAATATCAATAATATTTGTATTGTGTGGATGCGTTGCACACAAAGACCTGTCAGGCGTATATAATTTTAAGCCGGGTATTTGGAACTGGAAGGTATCCATGTATGATACAATACTTGTACATTATACAAGCGACCCCGGATTTTCAAATATACATTATCATAAGCCCAGAGGCATTAAAGGCATTTCGGAAAGCTCTTGCAATTGTAATTGTATTTGTAATAAATAATTAATCATGGCAAACAAAACAGTAATAAGCATTAAAAAGCCAACGCCACCCTGGGCAAATTATGTGTTCCGGACGGTTCTATTAATGGCAACTACGCTTAACACGGCAATCGTGTCGGCACCAGGTATTGCTGAAGCTACTAAGCTGGCTATAGTATACTGGGCTGGTATACTTGTAACATTTATATGGGGGATGTCCCGTATTGTGGGAATCAAACTGGGAGATGACGAAAAGGCCGATTCTACCGATCCTAAAGATCCGCCGCCCCCTAAGCCATGACCAGAAAACATTTGATAATACTGTTAATATATGGATCGTGGGTGGTAATAAATATCCATAGAGCATGGAATAATGTTCCAATAGAATTCATACACCCATGCCCCCTTGACCGGGAATATAATCCTACAAGGCACTGGCATTACCATATAATCCTAAAGGATTTGGCCGTTCTTATGATATTATCTGCGGCGTACTTATATATGACAGGTAGCATCAAGCGAGATAAAGATATTCAACGCTCATTCGGCCTCATGACAGCGGTATGGATTAGCGATATAGTGCACTACCTGATATGGGCCAGGCATTCAGAAATTATATTGATGCTGCAAGGAATATTCATATTAGTTACTGTAACCCTTATACTTATACGAAAATTAGAATAAAGATGGATAGGCACATAAAGTTGTCCGAATTCTTCATAACGGTTGCTGCATTCATTATTTCATTTGTGGTAATCATGTGGAATAGGGCGACTAAGGAAGGCGTATATATTCAAAGACAGGAGGATATTAGCATGAAATACAATCAGCTGTCCAGTGAATTCAACGAATTCAAACAACATAGCGAGAAGAGGGAGCAGGATTTATTATTCAAAATAGATAGGCTGGCTGATCAAAACACTAACATTCTTATTTTATTACAGAACAAACAAGATCGCAGGAGATGAAAAAGATAATGGCATCTGAGGTGGATAGCAGGACTGGATTTATAATAATGTGGGTATTATATATTATTTTCCTGATTGTGTTATAATATAGAAATGGTAAATGAAAACGGGCCAGCGTATATACGTCGGCCCTTTACATTCTACTAAACATCCACGTTATGAAATTCTTGATAGTCAATTATTTTAATCCCGCCTTTACCATCATCAGTAGCCACCAGGGCCATGCCTCCAGCTGTTTTGACTTGACATAGCAAGGTTATTTGATCATCGCTTAACTCATCGTTAATTGTTTTCACTTCACATAGCAAAATTATTCCAGTTCTCCTATTAAACCCCAATATATCAGTCAAACCCAGTCGCCCAACAAAGTTCCTCCCAGGTACTCGTATTTGATTCTGCCGCCAACACTCCCACCCCCTTAATGATAGCTCAGTTAATGCGCTGCTGGTGATCTCCCCTGCCGTTAATTCCCTTATCAAGCCTTTTTTTTGCGCATGCTTTGGCATATTCTTTTATTATTAATTGCTTGCTGATATTGACAAGCCTGGACATAATGCCCTGGTCGAGCCTCCATTTATCCCTGGTCATCCTGTCAATTAGTGATTTAATGTCTGCGATGGATAAGTCAGATCGTCTTCCGCCTTTAAGCTCCTGTATATAATGTGTACGGGCCTTCTCTATAAATCCCCATTTATCGACATTAGGTACTGAAATTTCCCCTTTACCTTCTAGCCAATCATATATAGCTGACGGCGTGAAATAGTGGTTAAAATCGTCTGAAAATGCCCTTTCTATGCATTCCTCCCATATGTCAGACCAATCGACGGGCCCCGATTGCTCTGAGACGGTTCTTTTTTGCGAGTCGTCTAGCTGAAGCTGCTTTACTTCATTTGATGCCCAGTGCCTGTATGCTTCCATTATAGAAGCAACATATATGCAAGTGAAATTCTCGAACGCCCTGGCATCTATAGATAATTTTCCAGCTGCCGCCATATCAAATGCTAGCTTCATTTCTGCTGTTGTGTTGCCAGCAAAGTGACGGCGTATGAACGAGAGAAGCAATGCCTTTTCTTCCTGTGTAGGCAAATTTTGCGCCCTTATCCCAACTACCGCCATGCAGTATTTAATCGCCTCAGATAATGTTTCGTCAGAAGCCATCCTGATAGCTTTCGCCCTAAGCGCAATTGATAGCAAGCTACCATCTACGGAGGGCGTCCGTACGGTTGGTGCTGGTCCCCCCACCTGAAGGTGTTGCGCCGCCCTGTTTATTTGCTCCCTGTCCATTTCCTAAATTGTTTTTGGGTAAAAAAAGTCCCTGCCATCCATTTCTAATTGCCTCATCAATGCACTCTATAGCTTGTTCAACAGTAAGTTTATGACGAATGAACCAGTTAAGCTGCCTTTCAATGCTTTTATCAGATTTGTACGGCTTCTTTATCTCTTTCCGATACTGAATCCATTCACTCCATGCCAGGGCGAATGCTGGGTAATTATAAGGCAATTCACTCATAATTTAGACATTATTAATTCAACAGATTGTTTATGATAATTATCAACCTTGAAATCTATCTGGCCCTTAACCAGTTTTATGCTATGCATAATTGATGTATGATGAAGTGAGAATATGTCTCCAATTCCTTTAAGAGATATATTGCAACGTTCATAAAGGACGTATTGAGCCACCTGCCTCTTTTGAGTGATCTCTCTGCCGCCTGTTCTAGTTCTCTTTAGGTATTTACGCCTATAAAAAAGTTCTTCCTTAGTAACGTTTAACAAGTCGCAAATAGTATTTACAGCAACCTCAACAGGTATAAATATTTTTACCTTCTGCATTTGTTTTAGACCCGGAGCGGCCCAGGCAAATGATCTATCGCACGGTATTGTCATTAGGTAATTTTTCTGTGATTATTTCAGATATATAAATATCCATTGGCGGCTGGATCTCACGGAAGAATTTACTATCATAGCAAGTAAGTTTACCGCATCCGCATGGACATGGTTCAGAGTATTCAACTATGTGAATGTGCCCCGGCTCGTTTTCATCATCTCCACCGTGTGTTACTATTTCTTCATTAACCGGACCGATCCTTTTGGCTCCCGTCCCATCACACCAATTACCATCCCCGCAAATGCATTGTAATAATGAATTCTTTTGCATTTTATTTAGTTGCATTATTTAATAAATCATTGGCTTCTTTAGCGCTAACATTATCCCTTTGCTTTCCTGGCTGTAGCTGATTCTCTTTAAGGTCATCAATCATTGATTGGGCCTCAAATTGAGTCAAATCAGATGTTGCTTTATTTCGCATTATATCGCGATTGCTGTCATCATATGTACAGGTGTTAATTAACGACAGGATATAATCTACCTGTCCCCATGAGGCAGGATAATCAGAATTGTCAAGGTTTATCGCTTCGCTCACCTTCAGCCATCTATCGGTCTTTGGAATGTACTTTGAAATGCGCTTTATTACTGTCTTCCTAAACATTTCACCGGGATCAGATACCCAAACACACGTCTTGACCTTTCCTGCCGCATAAGCCCTATATGAATCGCTCCGGGATCGTATTTCATGCACTTCATCAGCTGACATGGTTTCAACCAATTTCTTGCCGTCTGGCAAAATGGCTACAGCATATACATCTGTAATGGTTTTTGATTTCTTTTTCCTTACATGCTTTATTTCCACCTCAGTGCCTAATACCTCTTCATAAATATCGCCCTCATACACGACATATGCATATATATTAGAAACGCTACCTGTATCCGCTATCAGCTTTACGAGGCCTTGATAAGACGGCATCAATATGGCCTCCCATTCGCCGTCCTTATTCTTTCTGGGCGTTATATATGCCAGTTTCAAAATAGGATTAAGTGATAAATCAGTAAGGGCCATATTAAATAATGCCTTTGCGATAGTAGCAGGGCTAGCCATCTGCAAATATGAATTTGAATTTACTATTTGTATGGCGAATGACGCTTCCCTTTTAAGCGTATCCTCCCCTATCATCCTTACCAGGTCTGCCATTTTTGGCTTTAGGATTTCGAGCATTCCTTTTTCTGTTAGCGACAAANCTGTTGACATCTTTATTATATTTAAATGAATTTCCTTTTTGTGATGACAAATGCCACGATTCGCATTCTCTGCAATAATATGNATGCATATGGCCCTGCACAACCTTAGTCCCCTTTCTGCGTCTGAAGTGCGCATGTTCCCTGGCTGCCTGCTCGGTTTGAAATGAATTCTTGTCGCACATTGTTGTACATTTTATATGCTACATAGCATACTATGAATATAATTATTAAACGCCAGAAAGTTATTATTATTTTATCTACAAGCAGTTCTTTTTTTCTTCGCTTTTCTAGTGAGTAATATTTTGAAGATCGCAACAGCGACATATATAGAAAGTTTTATTTTGTTCACAGTGTGTTAATATTACGGGCTTTGGAAATAGCGGCTTTGGATTCTTTATACCATTCTGGGAACATACCATCTGTTGTATACTGCCCGTGTCTTATGCTCATGTATTGCTCAAATGCGTCAACCGCTTTCATGAGTGCAGACAGCAGGTCGGGTGCGGCAGCGAATAGGGCTAAGTTATATGGCGCATCTGGGCCAAATAATTGGCATATTGAATGCCTTCNATCATTAGACATATTGTGCCTATCGGGGCCGTCTATAAAATAATATCCAGCCCCATTAATAATGTTCCATGGCTGTGGCGTATATTTAAATTCAATATTTTCCATTTTATTTTCTTTGTAAGGTTTACTAATATTTTCAATAGCCCGTAGCTAGCGCTGCGCGTTATTTTGTTTTACCTTGTCAGCGGCACCATGTGAGTATACGGAGCCACAAGCAGCGCATTTGAACCGTACATAGCACTGATCGCACCCGTTTGAACATCCGCAATCCCACTGCTTCAGATTGGTTTTGCAGCAACCCTTCGCTTCTTTTACTTCTGCCTTTACTTTTGGTTTTGGGAATCTCCTATACATCAGACTGCCGTTTAGAAAGTTCTGAAAGGGTTTCCTTCGCTATTTCAATGGCTATTGTAGATATCTGATAGACTGATATGTAGCTACATTCCTTATTGGCGAAGACAGCCAGCGCACCATTCGCACACAGCCCCTGCATTGCTGCCATTGTGAAGGCTTCCAATTTGGTAAGTCCAAAATGGTTTTCCCATTGTGTGACCTGACCATTATCAGTCCTCTGTATCTCGTAGAATGGTGATGCTGGCATCTGTGAATTATCCATTGTTATCCGTTTTACCAGTGAAAAAATCCCGTATAAGCCCAGCAATGCCCATTTTATACAGTCCAAACAAGGCCAGTGCAGTTCCGGCTACCATGTAAGTAGTTCCGGCAGTAATAATTGTGTGTACAAGTTGAGTGTTCATGATTTGGTGGTGTTTATTGGTATTTTGATCGATTGTGGTTTATTTATTCTTTTTCTCTTCCTTATTTTTATAACACAGCCGCCAGGGCTTGCCTCGTTCCTTTCAGAATATACAGCATAGCAATACGATGGAATAAACCTCCTTATATATCCCAATGCTTCAGGCATTTTATCGGCAAATCCTACCCTTATGAATGAACCTCTTTTATCCTTTTGCAAAGTATTAAGAAGCCTTGTCTTTTCTGTTAAACGCGCCCCTATTATTTTTAATGGATCTATTTTCATTGTGTCCGATGTTTAGTTCACAACAAATATATTTCGCGTTTGCGAAATAACCAAATTTATTTTTTCCGGCTCTTATATTGTGCTATCATCGCTCTGTGCGCGCTATGTAACATAATGGTATATCTTCCACTAACGCTCCTAACAACACAGGAAGCGCCCGGCAATACGATTTGGCCTAATATATCTGCATTGCATTGTAATTGCACCCACCTAACGGATTTGCCGATCATCTTTGCGTATTCGGACGGGGTGCATATTTGAGCTGGTGCTTTTTTTCTCTTTATCATATAGCAAATATAATAATTTCGCAATTACGAAAATAATAATTAATATTGCGCTCCATCATTTTATGTTAGTTAGTTTAAACATTCGGGCCGCCTTTTCTAGGGCGGCTTTTTATTTTCAGTACTTTCTGAAAGATTGTGTTATTATTTATTTCAACAAATAAATATTTGGTAATCCCAGAGCTATGGCTTAACTTAGCATTNTCAATTAACCAATAAAACAAAACAAAATGAGTACAGAAAATCAGAAACAAGAAGGCCTGATCGAAAAGTATGCACTTTATCATGCCCTGGATGAACTGGACATACTGGGTTATGCAGAGGACAATCACAATTTCTATGTTTACGTTCGACTGGAGCCGTCAGCTACGCAAGCCAATCGCTTTACAAGCGTTAAAAGACTGGCACACGATAATAAATATGTGCTTCGGCTCGCACAGAAAGATGTGTTCAACCCAGTCGTAACAAAAGGTTTCTTCGAGTCATTCTTCATGTAATCATCGCCGGGCCGCTCAATAAGGGCGGCCTTTTTAATGATTAAATGTTTCACAACTTTCTGAAACTTCGTTTAATTATTTATTTGTTGAAATAAATATTTGGTGGAATGGAAAATGCGATCTATCTTTGATTCAACAAAACGATATAGCCATGAAAACAACTAACAAAATGTTACAAACGCTTAAGTCAGCCTACCTGAGGGCAAAAACGCAGAAAACAAAAACTGCCACATTCAATAAGGCATATCTTAATTTGCCTCAATCAGATTTCAATCTTTTTATTAAATGGCAAACTGCGCTTTAATTGCGCACTGATATTATTGAAAATCAAATCAATCACCTTAAAATATAACAAAATGAATCCGCACTACCACATATTCAATGAAATTGAGTTTTTTAAAATATATAATAATGGAGAGCTATCACGAAATGATCCGTACTATACATGTAAGTATGACTCCGAATCAGATCTGGATCGGTTGATAGAAAAGCATAGACCCGTTGCAGATTGTTATGGATATATCGCTGTAGTAAAGGACTCAGATGGTGAAGAGGTTGGATGTATAATGAAAATATGTTAATGCAATATTATCCCCATAGCACATATTAATTAACCACAAAAACAAATTAAAATGACTACTAACATCAACAGAAATGTTATTTCCACAGCCTACAAACTTCAAATATGGAAATTGGACAAAAATAGAGAATTCACTTCAGACGACCCATATTTGGATGAGCCCATATCTATAGAAGACTATCCTAAACAAGGAATATTACTGTCGGTATTTAAAGAAGCGCATTGTATGGCGGATAGATACTATCCTATCATTGATTGTGCCGGATATAGGGCTATTATAATGGAAAGCAGGGGCGATCATTTCGAAGAGGTTGGGTCATTCGAAAAAATGTATTGATATATATCCGCCCCGAAAGGCGGATGAAATATAAATCATATGACCACCTATACATTAACTATAACATTCCACAACAGGAAAGTCAAGACTCTTACAACATCCAATAGACCTACCGCACTAGCATTGCATTCTTATTATAGGCCTGGCAGGCTGCTGCACAGAGACGCGGTAGTAATAACCAGTGAATTGACCCATAAACCTATTTAATATGAAAACAATTAATCAAACTGGATTCGTATTCAAGATGATAGGCGGCAATTGGGTAAGAGCTGATCAATTCCCGCACATTAGCCAAGACCCTGGAGCCATACCTGTATGGTGGCCCACAGACACGCCAGAAAGAATACCTATTGATATATTATCGGCATCACTAACATCAGACACACTTAAATTTCTTTACTATAAAACAATAAACAATGAGTTCATCAAAACAAATACCGCTTACTAACGAACAACTTTCACAGTTCCTTGAAGAAACAATGCCATACGTTGGGAATAGCATACCCACAATAATTCGTCATGGCGGATGCGGCGTATTTGCTAACATGCTGCATGAAAAGCTATCACAATGCGGATATGCCTCAAAGATAATTGTTTATATCCCTCGCTACTCTGAGGATGGGATAAACTTCCTATTAAAGCATAATGCATTAAATGATAGCCTTTATTCCGGAATACTCCATGCGGTAGTAGAAATAAACGGAAGAAGATATGATGACAACGGCAACGCGAAGCATATGCGCAAGCAGGAATATGAATTGACATCCCAACAAATGCAATTGCTCATTAATGACAGAGACATGTGGAATAGCGATTTCGACCGTTCATGCATTCCGTTGCTTCAATTAAAAATGGATGAGGTATTTGGTAAGATATCAGAATATTATCCCGGCATGTGGTCATCCATTAATACAGGTCATGTTCCGCTGAATCACTATAGTGAGGCTCATGAAATAGATATTTTCGGATTTCTCAATCTAAAAAATGAAAAATGAAAAGACTGTATCAATTGATCGTTACTGCTTGCAATAATGTACAAAACAACGCAGGCAGAATGCACAGATTCAATCCCATTTCCTTTGCCTGTAATCATCTGGTAGGCAAAGATCATACGCATCTGCACAGGATAATAGTAGGCATTCCAGTAATTGTATTGGGGGTTGCTATATCAAAATATGGAATAGGCTTATCTGGCCCGATTCATATAATGCTGGATGGAATCGGATATCTTGTGCATGGCATCGGGGCGATCCCGTTTATTGAAATAGTGGATAAATGGAGCCGTAGGGATTGAAACATCCGCAGCCCCGTAAGGCTGCACAAATAATAAACAATGATTACGTTTAACGATGAAGGTATACTTAAAACGATAAATCCAACGTATATAGTATTCTATTCATACAATAGAAACGCCCCCAAACATGCCGTAATGGCATACGGTATTGAGCACTTGATAGCCATTATCATGATCATAAACAATACTGAATTCAAATACGTGGAAATTCAAAACTTTAAATGATGAAAACTTACGAACACACAAGATGTGATACCTGGATGCAGGTGGAAGTGTTGGAGCAGGATGGGTGGGAACTTATTTCAGTTGTTCATTATCCGCATGGTCTGCATCATGGAGATTTTATTTACTTTCTGAAAAGGGAGATGGCAGCCCCGGTACCTGGAATCACAACTGAATAAATATGAAGGTAATAAATAGGTTATTAAAAGGCATTCAGCTTGCTAGTGAATGCAAGAGTGTAGATGATTGTGAAGCAGCATTAGATAGCCTATTAGAAGTACGTGAATGCTGCGAATCAAACGGCCTGCCAATTGCCCGCGTTAATAAGAGAATCGAAAGTATTTATTCTCGCATTAATACATTAAAAAAATATCAAATTCAAATTAACATGGAAAATAACAACTGGATACCCAAGATAGGGGATAGAATAAAGATCATTTCAGGCTGCAATTTGGCCCCGTTCAGCGAATTTTATGGAATAGTTGAAGATGTAGGGGAACTGCCACTTACGCGCATCTTATTAAGCGTCAGGGTCAAATCTGACCTAATAGCCACCCATTCACAGTATGTAAATGGGTGTAATCTTAAGGGTGCCGTTCTTAGATGCTACACGGCCATGTCTGGTTTGTATAAGTTGGCATATGAGCCGGATAACAGAAGTGATGATCAGCGAAAATTTGATGATTCAGGAATAGCCTCCGGGATACTCGATGGTATTGATATCGTGCCAGGAGAAGATTTATAGTAGGCACAAACCGGCCCTATCTCCCTGAAGTATATAATTTTGTATCTTTGTTCCCGGAGGGGAATTATATGATACTTCTGTTATTATATTCTTCAGCGAGTAAAAAGGCCGTTTTAAGCGATTAAGGCGGCCTTTTTCAATCTTCACCTTACCTTTCCTCAGCTCTCCCATGCTGGTTATCAGATCGTTACGCTTTCGCCTTCAGGTCCTGGGTTGTGTTGCCGGTGTTGCCATAGCCCAGACTATTTGATCTAAAGTATTGATAAAGAAGACGGTTTTATTTAATAGTCAGCCTTATTGACTAAGGAGTAAAACCGGGAAAAAGACCTTAACCGTGAAGGTATGGTGTCTTGTACAGAAATCATAATAAAATTTATTTATTAACTCTATAACAATAAGTAATGGAAGTATTCATTTATATAGATTGTCCATTGGATCGGTGTATACTGTTAGAGTATGAGCTTGAAAGGTCCGGAATAAAGGTATTACGTAACCGTGTTAAAAATGAGAGATTTGCAGAGATCACTATTAGAGGCAATCTATCTGATTTGGGCAATATCAGATGTATTGTAAACAATGTTGACGATTCAGTTAACAACAAATAATAACTTTTAATTATAACTTAAATAACATTTTATTATGGAGACATCAATTATTTATTGCGAACCTTACAAAGAACAAATGTTCCGGGAAGAATTAGCCGCAGCCGGATTTGAAATACTGGAGATTAAGCCGGTTAATAGATTCGCCGCGCCTATTATCAGTAATGGCATGGCTAACGACCTAATTAAAATCATCATTCCAGGCCGCCATAAAGATACTTCTCCGTTGCTTGCCCCAGTTCTGGAAAAGATAGGCTGCCGCCTGGCTGAATTGGGAATAGATTCGGTGTATGGGAATTCTGAAGGAGAAATGAAGAAAAAAGAGGCGGTTAAAAAATAAACATAATGATAAAGCTATCACAATCCCAACAAGGCATACTTTCAGGCCTTTTAACGGCCAATTATACAGTGAAGGTGTATAGATCGGCTATCAGCCAGGGAAGGGCCTTATTGATGCCTGAAAATACGATACAGGAACATGTACCATCAGGAGACCATTGGCGCATGGCATTCAGAGTAATACCTAAATTAAAATAATATGACATACAATGAACGTGTCCGGGAGATCGCCGAAAATATGGCGGAAAGACAAATGGGTAAAGCGTGGGTTAATTGCGGTCCGGTATATCGGCAGTACCAAATAGATGGTTTTATGCCTTATGCCCGCATTGCTGTTGAGCAAAGGGCAGAAGGTGCGCGTATCGCCTTTAGAATAGCCCGTCAATGGGTGCGTGTTTCTGATGAATGGATAGAATGCTACCTCAGAGAACAGGGCCTAATCCCCGACAGTGCACAGAGCGACAAACGAGAACCATGCCCGCAGGAATTACGCTGCGACACCAGGAACCGCCAGAAAGTGGCTTGTGAATGTTGCAATATGGGTTTGCTTGCAGATAAACAACAAATTAAAAAATGCCCGGAATTTCCGCATTTTGGCGCATCCTATCCAGATGCCAGATGTATTGACGGATACTTATGGGACTTGGATAAGTGCGAAGACGGTAAGTTATATGGAGGGGGTGATGATCCGTGCCCTTTCTGCAATACTGAATTATATAAAGAATGGTGTGGCTGGGAGGA